AAGCTTAACCGGAGACGGCATTACCTGATTGTTCGTGATAATACACTGTACTTTTGTCGGGAAATAAGTGGACGGTGCTTTGATGAAGTACACGCCATCACATTCACCAACAAGGCCGTTAATAGCAAGCTGAGTTGCCATATCGCCCCTCTTAATGAAGGATTCGTCCTGTTTCAGGAAGTTGATGAAAGCCGGAGTTGCAAGGGCAAATCTGCCGACCTGCGGAACCTTACCTTCATCCAGAAGTGCCTGTGCTGCAAGGAACTTCTCATAGGCATTTGTTTTGGATACATCAGTAGCGTCAATAACATTTGCGGCCTTTGCACCGGACACCAGTTTTGCAATTCTGTAGACATCCACCTCTGGAATCACAATTTCCTGAATCTGCCTGCGCAGTGCTTTCGCAGCATTCTGAACGCCCATGGTGTCCTGCTCGTCTTTCCGGTCGATGGAGAAGGTGAACGCACGATCCTGAGTAATCTGCATTTCCTGAACACTGTTTGCAAGGTCAGCGGCAGTGCCGTATCTGGCTGCACCGGACTTTGTATAGTTGTTCATTGCAACAGTCGGCAGGCTGTAAACAGCAACAGTTTGAACACCAACCCAGTCATAGTTGTTGTTCACGATGCTGGAAGTAACAGCATCAAGTTTAAATCTTTCATCTACAAGGGTAGAATACTTTTTCGCGTAATTTACGCCCTGAGTATAATCAGCCATTATAGTTACCTCTCTTTCTCAATTTTTTAATAAGCGGAATTCCATCCAATAAGGAATGGGTCTTTTTCCTCTGAATCATCGCCGTTTCCTGCATTGACATCCGGGCGACTTTTCAACCATTCTTTCTCGCGTTCTTTCAGAAGGTTTTCAGTATGTTTGCGCTGGATTGATGCAAGCTCATCCATATCGCCTTTGACTTCTGCTTCTGCCGCTTTTGTGGCAAGCTCTTCATTCATGCCCTGAAGTGCGTAACGTGCCTTTGCTTCTGCTTTCTTTTTAAAAGCCTCAAGCTCTGCCACATATTTGTTGTGTTCTTCCTGCGCCTTGAGCTTTTCTTCTGTCTGAATTTCTTCGGCAGATTGCTTCTCACGCAGTGCTTTTTTGTACTTCGCGGCGTCTGAAGAAGCTTCATCGAAACTGTTTTTGAGCTTCGCTTTTTCGGCATTTACCTTCGCAAGCTCTGCCATCAGTTCCTCTACGGTGGGAGTCTTCTCACCATCATCAGTACCGTCATTTCCTGCATCTTCGTTTCCGTTTTCCTGACTGCCTGCGTCCTGATTTTCAGCAACATCTGCATTGCCCTCTGCGAAAAGCTGAAGCTTCATTTCCAACGGATTTTCAATACCTTCTGTGAATTTGAACATGTTATATTTCCTTTCTTTTGCGCTTTTATCGTCCATCTCCGGACTCTCTTTAATTTGCGAATTTATACGTGCTTCTCTTCACGGTGCGAATTGTTTATTAACGTCTCTTTTCTCTAAGAGACATATATAAAAAAGAGCCTATGAATTCTCATAAGCCCTTTGCTATATCGTTGAACTGTTCTTTTGATAAGTACCTGATTTGGCAGCGACAGTTGACCAGCTCTTTCTCATGTCCTTCACCCATATCCCAATCGTGGGGATAACGAAGTGTCGCTCTTCCAACGTGAAATAATTCTTTTATTGGAAGAATCGTGCCGTCCACCTCTGAATGAGTTCTTCTGACGCGCTCATCCTTCATCGTCACCCATTGTTTATACTGTTTGCCATCCTCAACAGCCTCTCTGTAATCTTCATAGTTAAATACAGAATTCGCTGTGTCAGCGGCATTGAATTTGGCACGGATTTCAGAAAAGAAATAGGCTACTTTCTGCAAATCTTTGTCGCTTATCTCTTTAGATTCGTCAAACAAGCCGTATTTCTCTGCATTTTCTACCGTTGTATCAACGAACAATTCGGCGTACTGCGATGCCATTTCTGTAAGCTCTGAGTTAGCATGTGTATAGGTATTAATAGCATTCAATAGCGACCGTTCTACCGTTCTTTTTACGGTTTCAATGCCTGTCGCCGTTCCGTACTGAAGAAATAAAAAAAGAAGTGCAAGGGCTGTAAACAGCTCATCGCTGAACTGCTTTGCAAACTCTTTTCGCACTTCTTTACTGCTCTGTGGCAGTTCCATTTCATCAAAGTACCTGTCTATGTCAATGTTCCGTTTATCGTCTTTTCTGACCAGTGCGTTCAGCTCATCAAATCCGAGCGGCATTACATCTCACCACCCATCGAATAGTCAGCGCCTGTTTTAGTGCCGTCAAGAATCGGTGAGTTAACTGCCTGATCTGATGTATCTGACATAATTCGATCATTGCCCTCAAGCGATCCGGCATCATTCTTTGTGAACAGAGCTTGTTGGAACATCTCAATGGTATCTTTGCTGTCAGCCCACGCCTGTGCGATATCTGGGAACAGGTCAACCACTTGCATTGCAACACGCCCGTTTACACCTGCTTTAATCATCGTAACCATGGCATTTGTTTTCGTACCAAGGTCAAACGTTTTCTGCCGTGTGAATTTGGGCTGTATATCGGATTTCTTCAGGTCATACAACACATGGCCTTCTGGCAGGTAATGCGACTTCTGGATAGCCAACAGTTCCAGTTCAACAACCTTCATCACAGATGCCCGGATGATATCTTCCTGTTTCGCAGCTACAGCTTCAGCAGCTGACCATCCAGCTGACATCGACATGGCAGATGCAGTAGAGCCACCGCCCGGATCAGACTGTAAAGGCACATAACACTTCTGCAATATCGTGTCGCGTTTCGTAAGGATATTCTGCTGAACACCGTTGTAGTCAAATGTGCTTGAAAGCGGCTGAATCATCGGCCTATTGCCGTTTGGTGCGGTTTTTGTCTGAATCCATTGACCGGATACAGGCTTTACACGTTCACCTTTTTCATCAACAGGGAAATCAGCATCATTCATCCACCAGATTTCCTGCGTGTTCTGAGCCACCGAATTAGCAAAATCGCTGACTTCTATGTTCAGAGCATCCATATCAGGAATCTGCCGTTCAAAGCATCCCATGCGGTCATAGGAACGGATGAATTCAACGACAGGAATTTCACCGAGCGGATTCAGTTCACCGCTTCGCCGTCCTTCACTCCATGTTTCCTTCTTTTCGCCGTTTACAATCTCAACAATGTCCTTTACTTCATATCGCCTGCCTTTTGTGATACAGGTGAAATATCTGTTACCATTCTTTAACTGACGATACGTTACAGACATCATTGGAGTTTCGCGGATGTCATTCCGGTAAACAATGAAACAATACATCGGATTAGGCGTATTCAGGTCAAAAACAGAACCACCTTCCTGATAATCGCGCTTGATATCTACCATCTGATATCCAAGACCGCAGATTTCAATGAATCTGGCCATTTCCTGGTCTTTTGCGAATGAGTTTTCATCCTCATTCATCTGGTTCAGAAGTGTAATGGCATCGTCATCATTGTCAGGATTAGATGAAGACAAATCCCTGTCGCCTCTTTGCACAAGCGACTTCGGATTGCCCCAATGATAACCGAGTTTGAATTCTACGACCTGATTCGCTACGTTATCGCAAACGTTTATATCCACCTCTGGACGGATGATTTTCTTCCGCTTCAGAGGCTGTAAACCTTTTTCATAGTTCAGAAGGTAAGCAATCTCTGTCCTATTCTGTTCATGGATCTGAATAGCTTCTTGTAAAACGGAAATCACATTATCAGAGGTAATTTCCGATACGTCGGTGTATATCCTGCGACGCCCAAGAAGCTCTAGCTTTTCTTTTTCATATGCACCACCATATGTCTGCACCGGATATCACCCCCCTAAATGGCAATAAAAAAGCCCAGAAGCGCGTTTACCTCTGGGCTGTTCTATCTATTATATTTCATCTTATAGTATATCGGAATTTTTCATGACATTTTATGACATTCTATGACATTCCATCAAATTCACGAATTTATTTGTAAAATTCACCGAATTCATTTTCAAACTCAATTAATGCCTGTCCATGTAGTCTCAATGCATGTCTAAAGCTGATATCCATCGCAATAGCGGCTATATTCTCAAAGGTTTCGCATTCCACATATCTCCAATGCAGAATAGAACGGCATCTTGAATTCTTCATCGAATCAATCTGGTGCGTGATTTCCTTCTCTTTCTGAAGGTATTCATCAACGTATACCTTCAGCTCCGCTTCTCTGTCCAGAATATCAGAAATCATTTTGCCAATTTTATCAGGATCACTGGAAGAACTGACACGCTCAGACTCAGTGTTTACCGATATGCTTGTCAGCAAACTTCTGAGGTTGTCTATTTGAGCCTGTTTTTCTTTTATCCTGTCCCGCATGTCCTTTATCTGACTCAAATATTCCTTAGTTGTCATTTCCCTTCCCTATTACCTCTTCCTTGATCTTCTTTAGAATGTAGTCACCGTCAATGTTGGTCAGTGTACCGAACCAATTTGAATGGAAAAACTTTTCAAGTTCCTGTACCTTACTAAGTCTCACCAAATCAGGCCGTCTGTTCAGAATTTCTATTACTTTCCTGTAATCCGTTGCCGCCAACTGTATAATGGCATTTGCCAATTCCTGATAGCCATTGTTACATCCACTGTCAGCTCTGAATGTTCTTAACGGTTTTTCAAAGTCACCGCGTTTCGGAACACTTGCAACTCTCTCTGGGTCAGAATACTTCCATATATAACCGCCGGATGTTCTATTGACTCCGCGGCAAGCTTTAATAATGGAATTGATGGAAATTCCTGTCGTGTCTTCGGCTTTCGCTATGGACTCATAGTGTGCAAGAAAATTTCCCTCTTTATCATATTGGTCAACTGCTATCGTTACTTTTGGCATATCAGAATGGACTCTCTATAATAGAAGTTTTTCCACCAAGCAGGTTATTTGTGAATTGTGCAAACTGAGCAAGGCCATCAGGAACATCATCGAACGGTGCTTTACCCATTACGGTATACGTCATAAGGAAATTCATTGCCTTTCCGTAATCCGACTTTGCTGAATACAATGACTTGTCCTTAAACAGGCAGTGTTTCTTCACCCATTCCGCATTCACAATGATTTTGGTTTCCTTATTCTGCGTAGTGTAGTGCATTGTGATACCACAGTTCTGCTTACCACGGATACGATTTTCAATCTCCGCAGCTATTCTGTCGCCGCCTGCATTACTTTCAAAGTCAACCATGTTCATCTTGTGCCTGATAATGATATCCGCTATCCGGTCATACTGAATTGCAAAGTCAGATTCATCAGAGCAGATGCAATCTTCCATGTAATAATCATCGCCGAATTGATAAAAACACGGAAGGAACATATAGTCTTTGCCTTTTGACTTACTGTCGCAGATGCCAAGGATTGAATCCGGTTGCCTGTCTGGCATGGTCATGTATCGCCTCAGACTGTCCTCTGGATATAACAGTCCTTCGCGCTCGATAGGCTCATTCTTATACAAGCATCTGTAGGACACATCGTCCATGGTCTGGGCAATGTCTTCAAAGTATTCCTTTGAGAATCCAACACCATACTTGTAATTGAAGTTGCTTTCACCTGTGACAGGATCAATATCCGGTACGGCTATAAACTTCGCACGGGGATTCCCTTCATACTTCAGTTTCAAACGTCCAACGACATCATGAACCGACCACCTTGTGCAAATGTGCAATTCCTTGCACTTATCAATACGTCTTTGCAGAAGGTCAACAGAATACGCTTGCCATACCTTGTCAAGTCTAGGTTTGCTGACAGCTTCTTCAATACCGGAAATTAAGTCGTCATTCAGGAGATATCTGTTCGCCCTGACACGCCCGGCCAGATTCTGCCCGATAGATACGCATGACAAACTTTTGAACGGCTTGTATTTGCCGAAGTTAATCTGCATTTCCTTTGCATTGGTTGAATACAACTTACAATTAGGAAATACATCTGCAAATTTATACTCAGGTGTACCAGTAATGGCCGACACCGCGTCATAGAACATTCTGCATACAGACCCGCTGTGAGAAGCGAAGATGTTATAGTCGTCAACATGGCGCCCTATCACCCATGTTATAAAGAATTCCTCAATACTGGTCTTTCCTGCCCCAGGTACTACTGATAAGCCGCCGACATCTAGCTTGTCATCTTCCATATCCTGCATGAGCTGAACTGCCCCGATTTTCAACAGTTGTTCCCTTCTAGGTAGATAAAACCGATTCTTCGCCGGTCTGTCTTTCTCCATATAGATGAGATAACTATCAAAATCATACGGCGCAAGCAGGTGTAGTGCTTTCCAGTACAAATCCATGAAGCGGATATCTGTTCTTGCCTCTACAGACGAAATCTGCTTTACCTTCTTCGCATTGGCAGTTAGCACATCGAGCTTCAGGTTTTCTTCATCGTCTACAATGGCGATGCACATGTCAGTAAGCATACTCAGGTTACTGTACACGCTCATGTCACGCTGATTCAGTTTGTCAATGATTTCATAGTTGTTTAAAGCCATGTACCGTACCTAAAAAAGAAAGGGCACAGGTGAAATTCATCACCCATGCCTTTTTAGTTTTTAGAAAAATTTTTGAAGCGGTTATTTTACTTCCTCAGTGCTGAACTGCGTGTTCCATTCCGCGTAAAACAGCTCACGGGCAACATCTTCAGGAAGGGCATTGAAATTGCCTTTATAGTCGGTCAGGTCATCATTGTAGAACTGAATCGGTTTGGAGCGCATCACGATGTAGCAATGCTTCGTGCCGGTGAAGTCTGTTTCCTCGACTACGTCTTTCACAATGTCATTGCCCTCAAACGCCTGCTGGAACAGCTCTGCTTCAGTTTCATATTCATTCAGGTCATTGTTTTCTGCATCGTACAGGTCAATGTGAAGAACGATGTTTCCAAAAATCACACTGTCCTTCAGAATCTGGCTCAGTGCCATGCACTTCTTGTGATTCCTGACCGCCACAGCGACGTGCTTGTGTGCGCCCTGGCCGTCCTGAATCTCAGATACCTCAATGTCTTTGTCGTTCTCGAATATTTTAGCAAGTTCATTCTGGTAAGTTGACCACGGAGTTGCAAGTTTCAGCTTATCTGTCATTCTCTCTTTTTCCTTTCCGCGAACAGGAGGTGTCGGTGAGCCGCATGGCACAGCTCACCGAACAAGTATGAAATAACAAGGCCCCCGGAACTTTTGCCCAATGCCGTTTAGGAAAGTGATAAGCCATAGTCTGTCCGGAAGAGGCTATGAAACTTTAACAGGAAGAACAGGACTCGAACCTGTACAATCAGTTTTGGAGACTGATATGCTGCCAATTACATCATCAACCTGTATGCACCTTGAAAACTCCCTAGGCAAAGTCACTGGGGAAACCTCTCGCCTATCTTGACTCCGGTGCAATTACCAACGAAATACACCTGCTCACTGCAATGCCTATTGCTGCATATCCTCGCTGATAAAGTTTTTTCGGCAGACGCAGTATTGCAGACCTGCTTTTTGCCTAACTCAGAAGAAAAACAGCCCTAACAGGATTTGAACCTGTACCGCAGCAGTCAAAGTGCTGTGTCCTGACCAATTAGACGACAAGGCTAGAAAGGACAGCCCCCGGAACCTCGCTTGGTTCCTTTAATCAGCTACCGCTAGGAGCTTTTCCCAAATGGAGGACACCTGATAGCAGAAAAAATGAACAAAAAAGGCTATCAGGGCAAACCAAAGATTATTGTCAGTGCGTTTAACAGATAAATCGCGGCAAACGTTACAGTCGGAACTGCAAACTTCCTGTGCTGATTCTTCGGAACTGTCAATGTCAACATCATGATCCCGAACAACATAATGTCTGCCACGAGTAAAATAGTTTTCAAAAATCTCGTAAATGTCAATCCGATTACTCCTCTGCTTTGTTAGGGACGACACCCGAAAGCACCGCCCCACACGACTAGGAAGGTAATTTATGCACGGCATTCTCATTCGTACACGTAAAGCATACACCCGAAATTTTCAAAACGTCAGGTGAGTTTTCAAAAAATTTCAGAAACGTAAAAAGGCTACTCTCCTAGATGCGTAGAAGAATAGCCTGTTCAGTTTAGGCATAATGCCTTTTTGTATTTTGAGAAATTTTCAGGAAGTACAGAACCCGGAGAGTATAGTGCCTTTTTATTTTTTGGGAAAAATTTTCAGACACCTATCTGCCATTCATATCAGCTTTTATCAGTTCCCGAATGTACTCTGACATTGATATCCCCAAGTATTCAGACTGCGTCTCAACCCAAGCTCTCATGGACTCATTAAGCCTTAACTTGAGTTTACAGTCTTTCTTGTCTGTTGTGGGCCGCCCATTGTTCATAAATGCCGTACCTCTTAATGCTGTGGGACAAAACGCAGGGGAGTGAATGGCAAGGTGACTAAATGGCGCGCCGGGCGGGGCTGCCCTGACCCCCTGACCCCTTCAGTTGTCACCAGCTCCGCGGCGTTAAGTAGTCAACAGGAAAGTGCTATGTAGTCAATGGCTGCGAATGTCATATAACACAAACTTCAAAAGCAAACCGGCGATATATAACCATGTCCAGCGCACACTATAACGCGCTCATACTCTGCTCTTTATTGCCTGAATTGTCAGACTTTCAAGTATTCGTGTAATATGAATTATGCGAATAGTTGAGCATACATAATACACAAATACAGCAATGTGATATTGTGCTATTTGTACATGTTGTCATTCTGGAATAGATCACAGCTTTACGCCTCTTTATAGTCAACATCGACAGGTATATTATCATCAAGCTGCGCGGCTATTTCTTCAGGCGATTGCTGCGCCTCTTCTGCGTTGCTTGCCTCAATTATGACTTTGGTATCATCGTGATAACCAAAGTTATTTTTTCCCAGGAAGCAACCAGAAGCTGGATTGATCTTACCGGATTGCATATAAGTTTCCCACATAAATTCAAGAATTGAGTAAGCTTTTTTAATTATGCCCGCACGGTTAGAACTTGCCCTCCTGCGTTCTGTCTTCCAGTCGTATAACGTATTTCTATCAATTCCGAGTGCTAACGCTAAACCAGATACAGCTGGCCTACAATCATTTTCTGCACAGAATAACCAATACTCATTGATCCGTTTATCGACAGCTTCATCACTGTTCAAGTCTATTTTAGGCCAGGTATTTAAAGTAATTGCTTGCCTCATAATGTTACTAATATCGCCTGTTTGCAGATCATACGCATTTTCCCCTAACTTACCGGTTTTATACAATTCTCTGTTACCTTTTGGCATACTAATAACACCTTCTTCTTGCTGTCCTAAAATCAAAAGATACAGGGATAAAATATAATATCCTGTATCCGGCTAATTGCAACATTTGTGTTGTAGATCACAGTACTATTAATCACTTTGCTGTGTTACTTTCCAGCATCTGGAATGATATTTATTAATCATTATCCGGTTAATCTGTAGTTCCCTGTAGTGATATATATTATATCTATCTGCCTGTTATGGATCAGGATTATAATATAATTCACTGTATCCGGTTTACTGTATTGTGATTATATCATACTGTTTTCTGTACTGGTTTACTGGTTATGTGATTAATAATAATCATACTGGTTTACATCCTGGAAAGCTGAATATTATATATTATATATCTATATCTTTCCTGCATGTTGCATAGTATGATAAAGCTGTAGTTACTATATAGACCCGTGGTAATTGTAGGAATACCCTGTTAATGATTTTAAAGTGATTTATATATATTTATATATATAAATACAGTTTCCCCATATATAGGGATTATAGTATTTTTAATAGGCCCCATAGGTTCAGCCGTTTTGTTTTCAGCTGCGTGTTATTCTGACCCGTGTATAACTGTGAGGTGTGCCCCTGTTGCGACGCATACTAGCACAGGCAAAAGACAGAGTCAATATGCCAAACCAAAATTTTTTTCTGACATTTTCCGGCCTATAACGTTAACCGTCGAAAAATGCATCCCTGCTTGCGTATCTCAATGATTGTAAATTTTTTGTTAACATTATGAGCAAAGTGTAAATTTTTCAAAGTTACAACTAACTCCTGTTAGCATATAACTAACTATTTTCCTGTTTTCCTGTCGCCTGGAATGCTGCCAAAATTGGAAAAAATACAGGCAGATCACACCGAATAAATGTCATTTTCTCGGATATTTTCCGCGCCAAAATGGGCTATTATTTGCCATATTTTCATGCTGATTTATGGATTATTTTCCCTGTTTTCAGTCTCGAAAAATGCGTTTTATCTGCCTGTTTTCCCGTCAAAAAATCGACATTTTTACACCATTTCAGGCGGCGAAAATGACATAAAATGACCGGATTTTGGACAACAAAAAAGCCCTCAAAAGTGATACTTTCAAGGGCAATTATTCTATGTTCATTATGCAAAATTTTGTATTATTCTATCGACGTAAACCGTCATGAAATTGTTTCGAATGCAATCTTGAATAAACTTAATTGCGCCATATGCGCCGCGTTCGCTGGACAATGATTTTTTGTTGACTTTGATTGAATATCCGGCCGCATGTCTGACCGGAATATAAATAACTCTTTCGTTGTCAGTGTTTGCATCTGCTGCCATTATAATATTATTTGTATTTTCAAACCATGCGAATATATACCACTTGCCATTATAGTTATAACTTGCTTTCATAACGTCCCCCTTAACAAAAACCATTTTCACGGAATTCAGTAAGCATTCCGTAACGTTTGCCCATGGTTTCAAACCATTCAGAAATATTACAAAGTTCTAACCATGAAACGTACATGCTATCGAACCATTCAGAAACATCATGGGCTATGCTTTCAAGGCTTGCTTTTCTTTCCACGTATGTTTTCCCACTCACATGAAAATCAATGATTTTTTTCACGTCGCACGCTGGGCTAAACGTGTCGGCATGAAACTCCGGCCAGCTGAAATATAATCTATCTGCCTGTTTTCCGTTTTCATCTGTAAAGATTGCGTAAAACATTGTATTCATTCTATATACCTCTTTTCTTTATTTTGGCGGGGGGCTCTTTACAAGTCCCCATTGTTTAAAATTCTTCCTGGTATTTATCTTGCGAGATGATATCCCGCCGGAATTCCAGTGCGGCGACTGTGTACGCCTTGACCATTTCCAGAATAACCGGCGTTTCATGTTTGACCGTTTCCAGTGCTGTGTTTGCTGTCTTCTTGATTCTGCCAGCTGTTGCCCTTGTCATTGCGACAGCTCTTTTATATCTCGGTTCCATCCATCCGGCGAACGTCGCCAACATATAAGCGACTGTTGCGAGATATCCGACGATGTGCGCCGCAGCTGCGAGAAGCAAACCGGCGACGGGAAACACAATATACTGTGTGATATCCCACATAAGCCCGCCTGTTCTTCTGTTTGCTACTACATCCAGCACGGGAACCTTGACC